CATCCTTCATAAGTTTTCGGCCCATGTAGATGCCGTCAGACTTAGCCACACCAAAGTTGTATTGGTTCGGGTTGTAGTCCATGACTGCAAACTCGATTGGTTCAGGGTTGTAGTTGGCCATGCTCTCTCTTTTCTGTTGGGTAGGTATCGGGATCTAGGTAGCTATCTGCAATGTGTTGTAGCAGCGTTAGCCTGGCAAGTTGGTTCCTTATGTGATAGCTGTCTGTTTCTGCTGTTGTCTTAGCCTCGTATTCTGCATTGGTCCATAGCCTTGCTTCCTCTAGGACTTTAGCCAGGTGTTTTTTATTCATCTGGCACCCTTGCGAGTAAACCAAAGTGCGATGACTAGGAAGTGAATTGCAAGTAGCACACAGCCAATCAGGTAGCCGAGTGTGACGCTGTATTCCTGTATGGCAAGTGTCATGCCAAAGGATAGAAACACGCTGACTGTAAGTAGCCAACCTTTCATTTGAATCTCCTAACCGGCCCCCCTTGGGCCATGTCTAAACTCTATACCTGTTTTTTGAGTTTTTTGGGAGATTTTTGTGTTTTTTTGCCTTTTTCGGCGTGTCGTTATTCTAGGCTTTTGACAGTGATTGTGGCCCCTGGCTCGATGCCTTGGGCGTAGAGCTTTCGGGCTGAGATTCGTGTGATCCTACTGTCATCGGTATAAACACCTGCAATGGCTAGGGCATCGCCTACTGACCGGACCAGCTTGTCTAGGTCTGGGGCTACTGAGGGTGATGAGCGTTTCACTGATGCTGGCTTCGATAAGTAAAAGTTGACTGCCAGCTCGCAGGGGCCGTCTATTGGCTCCCAGTCTGCGGGCAGGGTCGCAATGACCTCGTTGACTATGGCAGTTCGCCAAGCCTTGTGTTTTTTGCTGTTGACCTGGACTATTCGGCCTTGCATTATTGCGTGTGAACCTTGGCTGGCAGGATCGCCGGTGATGCTAAAGCTTACCTCTGCCATACAGTTCCCATGCTCCCATTATGGCAGCGATGGCGTAGATAAGACCGAAGGCCAGTCCCAGACCACCAAGAACACTAGTGGTGTTGAGCGATAGGTTAAGCAGCACCCCAGCGGTGAGGGCTGGGACTAGCCAACGGAGATTTTTCAAAAGGGGCTTGGCTCGTGGGTCGGCTCGAACAACGACTTTACTACCTGAGCTGGGTCGGCTGGGGTGATGTAAGGGTTGTTGATGCTTACCTTGATTGACTGACCAGGCTCGCCATTGCGGTTTAGCTTTGGAGTACCATCTGAGTTGGTCCAAGCCTCGATCTCGGCTGAGTAAAGCCCTTCAACAGTTAGCTCATCGCCAATGTCATAAGTGGTTGGTGCTTTTAGCCAGACTGTGTATTGCTTCTCAACTGTTTCGCCTGACTTAGCCTTGTAGGACTCTGTAATGCTTAGGCCTTTGCCTTCCCAAAATACCTTGGTGACTGTGCCTTTTACTTTGATACTTGCCATCTCTTTTTTCCTTATCTCTTGTTGTTTTACTTTAGTGGTCACCTAAGACATGGTTGGGGTTGGTGCAGTCTGTGTGGCCACAGGATCTAATGCCAGGTAGCACTGGTAGGCCATCAAAGATTGGCACAGTAAGGGTTTCTTTGTCAAACTCACCTTGCCAAGGGATGCACTTTTCAGAGCCGTACTTGATGACCAAGGCTCGGTGCATACGGCAGGACTGGCACTTGAGGTCTTTCCTCTTGCGTTTATGGGTGTTGACCTTCCAGGTAGCACCGCATCGGCAACACAGTGCCACATTGTCATCCACGCCATAATCTTAGCCTTCGACAACTCTGGCATGGTGACCCTCGAACTTGAGCCACGCTTTATTTGTGGTGCCATGTCGGTTCTTTGCAACATTCAGAATCATCTGGGAACGCTCCCACTCCATGTCGCCCTCTACCTGCTCTCGGTGCAGCAAGATAACCACATCGGCATCCTGCTCAATGCCACCTGAATCTCTAAGGTCTGCCATGTCTGGTTCTGAGTTCTTGCGTTGCTCTGGTCCTCGGTTGAGCTGGGCTAGGGCAATGACCGGCACTTCTAGATCTCTGGCAAGGTTCTTTAGCCCGATGGAGATGTCGGTAATCATCTCGTATCGCTTTCGGCCCTTTTCGGTGTCCTGAATCAAGCCAAGGTAGTCAACGACAATCGCCTTTAGTTTGCCGTCAGACTTAACGCTGTTGGCTAGTGCCCTAATCTGCTGGATGGTCTGCCCTGACTTGTCATGGATGGCAAGCTCGTGTTTGGTCTGTCTAATTGTCTGAGCTATCTTTTGCCACTCGTGATCTCTAATGGTTCCCTTCTCAATGTTGCCGAGATATACAGAAGCTTCCATCGCGATGATGCGGTTGTAGAGTTCACTCTTGCCCATCTCAAGGCTGTGGAACGACACAGGGCCAGTCTTGGATAAGTGCCAAGCTAATTGCACCCCAACGATTGTTTTACCCACACCTGGTCGAGCACCAATGATGTAAAGAGCACCTGGTCGCAATCCCCCGATGATGTTGTTGAGCTGGTCCCAAGGTGTCAGCGGATAGTTGCGTGGCTTGTCTAGCTCGTCAAGGTAAGGGATAAGTTCGTCATCAACATAGCTCGGCTTGACTGCAATGTTTCGCTCGATGATTCCGTCAATGCTTTTCTTAGCCTTTTCCATTACCTCTGCAAGGTCAGAGTGCTTGGCTGTTTCGCTGATAACAGCAGCAGTGGTGCTTAGTCTGCGTCTTGTGCTTTCCTCAACAACCTTGCTGGCGTAAAAGTTCACGCTGTTAGGTGTCGGGGTTGCTGTGATGCAGTCATGTAGGTAGCTGGCGAGCTTTGGCAATCTAGCCCCGACTGTGACAACATCTATCGGGTTTCGGTGCAGCTTCATCTCAAGCATGGTCTTGTAGATAATCTCGTGGCTTGGATCTAGGAAGTCATCCGGTGCCAAGGTTAGGTCATCAAGTGCCTTGCCGTTAGTCAGCAGGATCGAGCCGATTACCGACAGCTCGAAGTCAGTCATGCCACTTGCCAATCTTTAGCTTTTGCAGCGGTTTGTTTTGTTCCTCTGGCTTGATACCTTGGTAGTCCATTGCGTTGATCAGCCAGTTGCGATAACTAGCGTTCCAGTCTTTTCTACTCTCAGCTTTTGAGGTGTAGTAGTTGATGAACTTAGCAAGCTCTTTGGCATAGTTCAAGCCAGGGTACTTCGTTGGGTACTCGTCAATAATCTTTTGAGCAGGTTCCCAATCATCTGTAATTTTGCTTGCTTTATTCTCTTGTTTATTCTTAGTTATTTGTTGTTCTTTAGCAATAGTGTTCTTTGTGTGTACTTTAGCGTCTACGCTTTTTGCCGTAGCGTCATTTTGCAACGGGTCAGCAGTAGTCCAAATAAAGTCGGCAAAGGTGCCATCGGGGTTGTGTTGCTGCTTTTCTGATCTAACTAGGTAGCCGTTGAGTTCAAGCTCTTGGACTGCCGATTTGATGGTGCGTACTCCGGTCTTGTTGAACCTTGCCAGACTGCTGATGCTCATGTTCCAACCAGGTCGGTGGGACATTAGTTGAGTCAGTAGTCCAATAGCCTTGAGCGACAAGTTAGAGTCCCTTACCCAATTGTTAGGTATCTGGGTGAAGTGATCGTCAAAATTGTGATGTCCTCTAATTAGTGGCATAACTACGCTCCAAAGATTCATAGGCATCGCTGTGCCACCTGTTTATGTTGTCGTTGTTTGCCATCGCATCACAGTTTCTGCACTCTATAAGACCTTGTGGCCCAATCTCGTAATAGATGTCTATAAAAGACATTGCAACCCACTTTGATTGTTTGCCTTTTATTTGTGGCTTTAGTTCCCTGTACTCCTTCATGTACTCAATTAGAGATGCGTGAAGCTGATCTGGTTCAAGGTTTGATTGGGTCCAGAGTTTGATTTTTTGGAAGTGATCTGTGGGAGTTTCGTAGGCCGGATTACTCGCCTTATTGAATTGTGGGTTTTCAGTTTTGATTGCAATTAGCTCAGCAGCCTCGACTGCTTCTCTGGACTCATAAGGCTCAAAGGTTGCGTGTGTCACGCGAGAGAACCAACCAGAGCTTCTCTCATGCTGGTGAAACCTTTGATACCAGGTATTGCTGATTCCGACATAAAGCAAGCTGTTAGTGCTGTCGTAGAACCGGTAAAGTGTTTGCTTCATCTTGCTGCTGCTCTCTCAGCCATCAGCATCATTACTGTTGGGCTGACCTCACGCTTATCATAAGCGTCTTTGATGAGCATTACCCACTGGCCGTCATCGAGGCCCATAGCCTTGTAGTCCATCTCAGCCATAAAGATGTTTCCGCCGTAGTATTCAAGAATCTCAGCGAGTGTTTTATTGTCCCAGTTAAGCAAAATGTGCCTTCCTTGAAATAAGGTTGGCACTAAGATTGACTTGATGCCAACAGTCTGATTGTTGGTATTACGCCCTCTAGGAGTTTAGGCTTCTAGGGGGCCTTTTTATTTAGTTATGTTTTTACCTTAGCACCCTAAAAGTATTCGATGTCGTTATTGGGCACCGGTGTCCTATTGAAGTTGTTATCTAACAGCCACCAGCCGTCACCCATGTAAACAGGGGTAAACTCTGGAACCTGGTGTCGCTCTAGCTTCCAGCCGAATAACCTGCCCATCTCGGCAAACCGAGCGTTGGACTCAAGCATAAAGTTGGCAGCACTGCAAAGGACAATGATGTTGCTAGGTCTGTCTAAGGCTCTACTGCCACCCATGCCTCTGTTGGCTCGATGCTGTGGGATAAGCGTGTCATCGGTAGTGCCACAATGACTGCAACACTTGTCGCGATCTATAAACTTTTGGAAGCTTTTTTTATTCATCATCTTCCCAAGGGTCGTATTTTTTAGCAGGTAGATCT